ATAAATAAAAAGACGCTCCGTTGCCCACTGTGCAAGCAAGCCACGAAGCGCATCTACTGCGTCAGCAACTTCGTTTACATCAGCATTTTCACCTGCTGCAAGCACACCCAATTGTTTTAATGAAAGGTTAATAAGTTTGCTGACCAGCATGTGATTCTCCAATAAAAAACCGCCCTTTCGGACGGCTTAAATTAATTTTGTTTATTCGGTTTCAACAAGGCTTAAACCAAGTTCATCCAAAGCACTCTGCCAATTCTCTTGACTATTACCATCTAAGACCAATCGCTCGTACAAATGCTCAAGTGCAGACGCTAACTCAGCAGGGACGACTTGCGCTCTCAACTCATCATCGCTAAATATTGCGTAATGCTCAGGCTTCCACCATGAATGACAGCCCCAATAGATGTTACCTGCACTATCAATTAACTTTACAGACAGGTTGTTTTCACCGCAGCCGTAGAGTGCTGCGATTTGATTGACAGCATCTTTGTGAGAATCAGGAACAATATTTACAACGGATAGATTAAACATTTAAAGTTACCCCTGTACGTTTAGCTAATTCTTTTTCTAGTACCATTGTTTCGTCATCTGTGGTTAAACGCCCAACACCGATCAAGCCGTAAATGTGACCGTTGAATGGGAGCGAAGTTCCACCACGTCTGCCGATGTATAGGGGATAGTTTCCGTAGTTTCCTGTACCCTGAGACGATATTGCTAATAACGGACTTGCTCTATTGATTGATAGTCTGCATAAAGGTGCGCTAATTTTTGCAGATGCTGTTAAAACTGCTGAGTTCGGTGCTGGATAATTGGTTGTTGCTGCCGTCCCAGTAGCACTACCAGCCGTACCATACGACCTAAAGTTATAGCTGTTTGCTCCATTTGCTGCTGGAGCAAACATGACAAATGTTCCTGCATTGCTTGCTCTAGCCTCCGCAGATAACTCTACCGGAGTCCCTGTTGCGACATCACTTAACTTACGCACACCCGCAAATAAACTAACTTCGTCCGTAGCAGTAAAGTCAATACTATTCGTCACAAGGAAGTCATCACTACCATCAAACTCAAGATAGTAAGCGCCTGTTATAGCGTTCTGACGAAGAATAGGTCGAGCTGCGGATGTGGCTTGGCTTGCATTAATCCCTCGGCCAGACTTATCAAGAATCAACCCCACAGGCTGCCCCGCACCAGTCACAGGAATAGTCCCTGCTGCATCCTGAAACATCGTAGAAAGATCATTCGGGTCATAAGCAAAACCTTGCTCATTGTTTGCGAATAGAGATTTGATGATTTGGTCAAATGTCTTTGATTTTGATGTGCCGCCGAGAATCGTGGCTCCTGGTGTCCAAAATGCACCGCCAATGACGGTGCTTAGCGGTGTTTTTATCATGTCTATTCCTATGCAACGGATACAATTACATCAATATCAACTTCAGCATTGCTCCACGCCCAAATCTTGAAAGGCGGGCTTACTGCAAGCTCGGGTGATGAATGTGCAATATTCAGATTGGTTGGAGATGCATCTGAATGGATAAACGAAAATGACCGGCGATTCACACTAGAAATGTAAGCTGATTGCGAGCCATCCGTGATTTGTTGCGGTATTTTTGTGAGCGTCATCTTTGGCATATCACCCCCCCAAAATTGCGATTAATTCCGCTTTTGTGTCACTGGATTTAAAAGATTTGCCTTGCTCAGTAATGAGCGCTTGCAATTCTTCTTTGGTGAAAGTGCTGTAATCCACTGCTTTTGTGCTGCCTTGTTTTAGACGCTCAATTTCACTTTCTGCCGCGGCTAAACGCTCTGCAACTGCATCAAATTGCTCAGTTGTGACAAAACCTTGTGGCGCTTCGCTTGGCGCAACTTCTTCGACTTTTGGCTCAGGCTCAGGTAGATCGGAATAATCCTGCAGGCCAATTTCACGGAATTGCGCTTCTTCTTCTGCAGTGTGAATAATGCGGCTTGAATAGCTTTCTTTGTCGCCTGTGTAGAGCATTTTTGGGTATTCAGACATTCTTATTCTCCAAAAATGACAACGCCCCAGTTAAGAGGCATGTGTTGTCATGGTTAGTTATTACTGAGTGATACGACAAGCGTGAAGCGAGCGAACTACTTCAAAGCCGTACAGCACGTCGATACGTGTGCGCTCAATGTCGTTGTTACCATCACCAAAAGTCATGACACGTACTGAGATACCAGACGGCAGACGAGCCGTGTAACCTTCGCACGAAGCAAGCACTGGTAGCGGTGCGAATGCAGCTGTAAACGCATCTTTGTGGAACATTAAGTTCTGGAAGCCGTTCACTGACACCACGGTTACAGCAGCACCGTTTGCAGGCAGCGCACTAACCGTTTTCGCAGGCGCTGTTGCTTTCAATGAAGGTGATACTTTAACTTGAGTACCTGTACCCACGGTTACGGTTTCACGCACCACAAACTGCTGTAGTGTGCCAAGGTCTTGGCCTGTAAGTGGATGCACCGCATTCACACCAGCAATCGTGAAGACCGTGCCTTCAGTCATTGTACCGCCAGTGCCTGCGGTCATTGCTAAAGTGTCACCTGATTGGTTTGCACCTGCAATTGTAATTGTCTCAGCAGTACCTTTGTTGTGAACTGGAATAGATTGATGGTTGTATAGATCAGAACCATACGCAGATGCAACATAGCCACTCAGGTACGCTTTGCTCGATACTTGTGTCGGATTGTACATGCGCGATACTTCGCCACTTAACGCAATATTCGCCTCGTTGGATAGAAGTGTAGAGCGCTCACCCTTTGGCACCAGGTACTGATTCAGCTTGGCTTGTGCAAGCGCCAATGCATTCGATGGATTTGTACCCGAAAGATTCATAGCAACTTGGTTTGGCACCTTGAGCAAGCCTTTTTGAATCAAGTCTGCTTCGACTACAGATGACAAGGTTTGCATCTGTGGGCGCAAAATGCGCTCTTTAAAGTCAGTCAGATCAAGTAACTTTTCTTTTGCACCAAACTCTAAAGCAACGTGCTTTTGAGTGTCCAGCTTCAAAGTAACCGAATTTTCAATCACATCAGAAGCATCGCCGGTTGTGCCGCCGAATTTCGCGCCATCAAACACTTGACCAGCAGTCGGGATTTTAATAGTTACTTTGTCGCCTTTGTTGTAGCCCTGAACGTCTTTACCAAACTCGTCTTGGCGACCTTTGTTGATATTCGCAATGAATGGCGCTTCTTCTTCCAGCATTTTCGCTGCTTCACGCGCAATCATTTGATGTGTTAAAACTGTATTAGCCATAAATTATTTACCTTTTCGTTGTTTAACTTGTTCCCGATACCATTCGTCATCGCTCATTTTCGATGGGTCACGAACGGCAGGCGCATTGGCTTGCACGGGTTTGATTGGTGTTGGAGCTTTGCTGACAGGTGGAGTCGTTTTAGGGGGTTGTTCTGAAGCAATGATTTGCCCGATTTTTGCTGCAGCTTGCACCGCGCTCATCTGTGACAATTCAATGTAAGTCGCTTCGTCATCAATCAGTTTTTTAGCTAAAAGCAATGTATCTTTTGCAGATAAACCGAATTGATCTAAAGTCACTGGCAGTTGTGGCAAGCTTTCCGCTTTGGCTGCATATTCCTGAAAATCAATGCCCTGATCTCCAATTTCTGCAACTGCGGCTTCAAATTCCGCTTGCTTTTGCTGCTCTGATTTCTGTGATTCACGCTCATCTAACTTTGCCAAAACACGCGCTTCAGCTTGATCAATGTGATATTTCTCAAGTGCTGCTTCGTATTCGCCAAAATCTTCAAAGTCATCAATCACCGGGCGTTTGATTTCGGTTGCCTGTGTCTTGGTTTCATAAGCTGCAAGTTTTGCCGCCAATTCAGCCTTTTCACGTGCCAACTGCTCAATACGCTCTTGAGCGCGTGACTTTTTAGGTTTTTCAGGTTCGGGCTCCTGTTTCTCAGGCTCTTGATTTTCATCTTGAGCTTGTTCAGGTTCCTGTGTTTCGTCCTGACCCCATTCCTTAATCTCTTGACTTTCAGCACCTGTGTTTTCCGTTGCGGCGGTATCAACGATGTCTTGAGTTTCAGAATTGTCCACTGTCATTTAGATTCTCCATTGGTGGCATAAAGCTGCCATCTTCAGCCGTTGCGCTTTCCCCGAATTGGCTAATCTCGGGAGCGAAGTCTTGTTGAGCACTTTCTTTAGGCATTAAAAAACCCTGCTCATTGGCAGGGTCTTGAAAGTCTGATTGCGTCATATCTGGTGGCGGCTCAAATCCATCAGACTGCGGTAAAATCGGTTGGCTTGGTGCGTAACTGTCTACACCCTCACCTTGTTGTAACCATTGTTCCGGCATGTACTGCATTGCATTTTGGATGCCGTTCATTTGCTGTTTAAGCAACTCAGCAACGCTACGCAATTCTTGAACATCGGAACGACTTGCTGCATTGATCTGTGCAACTTGAATATCTTTTTGAGCCTGCAATTCAGCTTTAAAGACTTCAATATTGCGCTCTGCATTTTTGTCATTCAATTGCTGCTGCAACATTTCAAGATCGGCTGTCATTTTCTGCACAAGCTGGTCAAGTTGTGCAATTTGTGCTTTAGCTTGCTCAGGGTCGATCTTGTCTTTACCCAGTGCTTGAGGCGGTACAAGCATCTTCACACGTTCTGCAATTTCTTTAGAGTTCAGTAATGGCGAGTTAATCACGATTAGATCAGCAACCAAGTTAAACAGCGCCGGGTTACTCTGCACAAGCTGCATCATCAATGCAAACGACTGTTCACGCTGAGTATTGAAGCTTGGGCCTGTATCCATTCGCACATCAAAGCGACCAATCGACATATCGTTCAGAATGCCGTTAATCGCACGTGATTGTTCATCTTGCGTTTCAGGCTGTGCATTCAACTTCACCAACTCACTGTCACCATCAGCACCCACAATACGACGCACCATTTCTGTGTCGTACAAAATCGGGAACAAGCCAAGCAAAACACGCGCTGAATGACGGATTGTTTTGTTTAGATTATCTTGAAAGTGAAATTGTGCTGTGTCCGACTGACGCTGAAGCAAGCCAATCGCTACACCAGATTGTTGATTAACTTCCTGCCCCATTTGTGGTGCATGCATATTTAGAATGTCAGGGATAAGCATCTTGGCTGATTCACTAGCATTCAAAATACCCACTGGTGGAGCTGCTGCGCCCAACTTGGTTGGGTATGGAATCTGATTACCGCTTTCATCAGTTGCCTTAAATCGAAGATAAGCTGCACCAGATGGATTCTGCCATTCTTCAAAGCCTGCAATACCACGATCATCTACAATGGTCATTTCATCCTGGTTTTTCTGCAGAATATGCGCTTCTGTAGACTTCCAGTAGTTAAATAGCCGCTGTGCATCTTTCGCATAATGAACAAGTGAAAAGACATGGCGCTTATTTTCTTCCCAAGTCACTTCGCCATATACAGGAAAGATCGGAATATATTGCCCAGGGAAAACACCTGTTTCTAAAACTTTACAGCCTGTGACTTTGGCCCATTTGATTTCTGTGCGTGATGTTTTGCGCTCATTTACAACAAGCTGCTCAAGTTCGCTTTCATCCCATTCTTCCAGTAGTACAGATTTAAACTCTGTCGTACCGTCTGCGAGCATATAGAGCGTATCTGCGACCTGTTCTTTATAAAAGTATTCAGCAACACATACGGTATTTTCAGTTTCATTGAACCAATCTGGGCTGCCTTCCATATCAAAATCAGAATATGAATCTTTGCCATATTCAAGCTCAAGTTGATCTTTATCAACCCATTCACACACTAAAGCCTTGCTCATGTCTGAGCCGTCTAGCTCTTTTGAAAGCGGATCAATAAGTACAGCTTGCGGATTCACAACTGACTGAAAGCGCGGCTCCTGATTAAATGATTGCTCGTTCACGTAATCAGTCACGATACGATAAAAACCGATTGCAGAATGTACCTGATTTGCTGCTGCAACATCTAAAGCATTTTCAAAGCTTGACGCTTCTTCAACGTCTTTAATCAAGCCTTCCATTACTTTGGCAATTTCAGGATCTGCACCGCTGTCCACTGGCACAACTTTGGCTTGTGGTCGGTTTTGACGCATTGTATTAATTTGCTGCTGCACGTAGGTGCGGACAAGATTGATTTCTAGTGTTGGCTTGCCTTGTAATTGACGCTGTTTTAATGCTTGAGCATCCCATTGCGCACCTTTTACAGTGACAAAACGCTTATCTTCCAAACCTTTGTCGTAAATATCACGCCAGTAGTCTTGCGCATAACTTCTAAATTTCTTTGCTGCATCAAGAATGCTTTGATCTTCTTTATTTGTTGCCATTTTATCCCATCCAAGAAGTGGCGCGAGGTGGTGGAGGTGGTGCTGATTTAGCAACCTGTCCTACTTGATGTCTAATTTGTGCAAATTGCCTAAAAGCATCAGCAGCTTCTGAGTGCCCATCAGACTTAACCGGCTCGCTAGTGTATTTTTGGGCGTGAGCATTGAATTTTCGTGTGTAGTTCTCAAGGTGTTTTAATCCATCTTTGCAGCGATCTTTATCAAACCAAACCTCATTCAAGAGAGCTTCTCGTGTTTTGTTTATACCGTGCAGCAATTCGGATACACGCGGCACAACCACCACATTGCTCAATCCGAGGTTTTTAAGCATTTGCTGCGGTGAAAGGTTTTGACTTTGCCCTTGTCGAGCATGCGCACCATCATGAGGTAAATAATGCTTACCCCATAAATAACCTTTTTCTTGCATGCGTTTAGTGAAGTATTCATATGGCTCACCCCAACCTTCATCAAAATCGATAAATAGATCTTGAAGCCCCACTCTCTGATGAAACCAAATCGCGGTGCCGTCTGAGTTTCCAATATCCCAAAAGGTATTTACTGGAATATCCGTCCGAATAGCTACAGAGCAAATGCGACCCTCTCTGCGAACCTTGATAAATTGCTCAGTGTACCAACAGCCCTCTTTTGACTTTTTGAACGCCTCTTGTGGTGTAGATGGGTATTCTTGCCACATCAACTCAGACGAGCCTTGAAAGTCATTATCACGTGTTGCGATATACCAATTTCGCTGTTTAGGCGAGATTACAACGCCACATTCCTGCTCAATACGGTCAAAGTATTCGTGCTCTTTATCTGTAATATAAATATCAGCATCAAGCGAATATTCTTGAGCACCATGCCAGGGATAGAAATTAAACTTGTAGTCTTTCTTTGTTAGTGTGTCTCCCTGCTCTTTTTTCTTACGAGCTGTTTCAGCCATATTGTAGAAGGCACCTTCATCGCCCTCAGCAGTTGACTCAATAACCACAATCCCATTTGGTGCAACAGCAGGAATAGAACCAGTTAAAACCTCTTTAGCCTTATCGGGAAACCTAGCGCAAATCTTTCCGAATTCTGATACATGCAAATACTGCAACGTACCAGAACGCATTGAAGTGCCCACAGTGATTGAACTGTTGTTATGTGCAAACAGCAGCTCACTGGCACTATCCCTCGCCAAAGGAAAGCGAGCTTTAATTTCTGGTGGCAAGTTGTCATAAGCAAACTTGACCTTATCTCGGAACAACTTGTCTGCTGCGTACTTATCCTGAGCAATCATCCCTGCACGAGTATCGCCCTTACCAAACAAGCAGCAATCAAGATAGTAGATTGCAATAGCTGTAGTGAATCCAAGCTGACGCGCTTTTAAAATAATGTTTCTGTACCAAAGATTGCTCAGAAAATCTAATTGG